TTACTATTCTTTGTTATGGGGTATGGCATTTACCTTACCTTCGGTCCTGGAAAGAAAGACTTACGTGATCCTATTGACGAGCATGCTAAAATGCATGAGCTAGGAATAGCACACGGTCACACCCCTAAAGGGATTGTTAAAAAATGAGATTAACACAAGAAGTAATTGAAAAGATTCAATTAGCAATGACTCACACCAAAATGAACGGTGAGACTAACTGGAAGGATGGTGATGAGATTGATGTATGTTTGGGTGGAACTTTTGCAGGGGATAAATTTATTAGCATAATCAATAGAACACGAAGCAACACTACTAAAAAATGAAATCATTGAAAACCCCTCTTCGTTATCCAGGTGGTAAGTCACGTGCTATCACAAAGATGTCACGATACTTACCAGAGATGAGTATGTATAATGAGTATAGAGAACCTTTTCTTGGAGGTGGTTCTGTTGCTTTATACATGACAAAACACTATCCTCATCTGAAGATATGGGTAAATGATTTGTATGAACCTCTATCTAACTTTTGGCAACAACTACAACATGAAGGCAATGAAATTACGACCAGGCTCAGAACTTTTAAAACAGCATACTCAACACCAGAAAAAGCAAAAGAACTTTTTCTGGAAAGTAAGGAATTGGTTAACGATACCTCAGCCAGTCTCACCACTCGTGCTGTTAGTTTTTATATTGTTAATAAGTGTTCTTTCAGTGGTCTTACCGAATCGAGTTCCTTCTCCAAACAAGCCAGTGAGTCCAACTTCAGTATACGAGGCATAGACAAGTTACCAGAGTATTCAAAGTTAATACAGCATTGGAAAATAACCAATCAGTCTTATGAAGATTTACTGACTGATAATAAGAATGTCTTTACTTATTTCGATCCTCCATATGAGATTGGAATACCTATCTATGGTAAGAGGGGTGCAATGCATAAGAATTTTAATCATGATATGTTTGCAGCAGATTGTGATGGACATACTAACCATCAGATGATATCATATAACAGTACTCAGGTTATACGAAATCGATTTAAAGATTGGTATGCTGCTGAGTATGATTTAACTTATAGTATGCGTTCTACAGGTGATTATATGAAAGAGCAAGCAGAACGTAAAGAACTTGTGTTAACTAACTATGCCATATGATGATCGTTATCCTCTTAAGGATTATTTGAACAGTATTAATTTCAACAAGGAAGATCTTATGCAAGATGATCCTGGTTGGGAAAAGAACTATCCTCCTTATGTCATTAACAAATGCTTGTCGCACCATATGGACACACTAGCATTTGCTAATGAGATGAATCGGTATCCTAACTTGGATAAGAAATTACAATATTCGTTTTATCTAAATACAGTGAGACCTAAGAGAAGATTCTCTCCTTGGGGCAAAAAAGAGAAAGTGAAAGATCTTGACCTTGTGAAAAAATACTATGGTTATAGTAATGATAAAGCAATTCAAGCCTTAAGGATCTTAACTCCAGACCAACTTAATTACATTAAAGAAAAACTGAATAAAGGAGGTAAGAAATGACTGAAGTTGAAGTCCAATGGACTAAAGACGATATGGTAGAAGTGAGTTTGAAAGAACCAGATGATTTTCTGAAAGTTCGTGAAACTCTTACTCGTATAGGTGTTGCTTCTCGTAAGGAAAAGAAGTTATACCAATCTTGTCACATTCTTCATAAGAAGGGACAGTATTACATAGTACATTTTAAAGAACTGTTTGCTTTAGATGGTAAGAAAGCAAATCTTTCTGAGAATGATTTACAAAGACGTAACAGAATTATTAAACTATTATCTGATTGGGGTTTAGTTAACGTTGTTAAAGAAACTGAAATTGTTAATGCAGCTCCGCTTAGTCAAATAAAAGTTATTGCTTATAAAGAGAAGAGTGAATGGTCTCTTGAGTCTAAGTATAATATTGGTAAAAAGAAGCAACCTACAAGTGTATAAATAGGGCCAGTTGTTAAAAAGATATGGCTGAAGAAATTTTAGATGATAAGGTAGAAGAGGTAGAGGAGGAGAAGAAGAAAGGTCCGTTAGGTAAACTAAAGGATGCTATACTTCCAGATCCTGAAGAACAAGCTGCTATCATTAGTACATTTGTTCGCATTACCGTTCTTGCCTGGTCGGGTGGGATCTTGACTTTAAATTATGTTGCTATACCAGGTGTACCGCAACAGAAAATTGATCCAACTTTTATAGCTTCGGTGTTTACTGGGGTTTTAGCTAGCTTCGGAATTCAGACAGCCAGCAAGAAAGGTGACGGCACTATGAAGATGAATGGTAATGGCAACGGTGGTAACGGAGCTCCCCCTGTTACTGCTAAAGATATTGAGGCAATCATAGCTAAGTCTGGTCCTACTCAAACTATTCGTATTGAGCAAGCACCTCTTAAAATAGTTGGTGTCTCAGATACTGATAACAAAGAACCTTACAAACTTTAGAGTCATGCAAAAAATTATAAATGGAATCGCTATTGCAAGTGGTGTTGTATCTATCACCCTCGTTGGTACTGTTGGGGTTGTATATCTCAATAAGGATGCTATTATCGATAACATCAAAAAACAAGCAATTGAAGCAGTAACAGGAGGTCTCGGTGGTGGTGCTATAGGTGGTGCTCTCACAGGAGATGTAGGTCTTCCTGCACCTCAAGCAGGTGCACCTCAAGGTGCTAGTCTAGGTCTTCCTGTTCCTGGCGGTTTCTAATGGACTTACAAAAGATTGCTTCAACTGGTACAGCAGTTGTTGTAGTCGGTACTGGTACAGTGGTCGGTGGTAATGTTGCCATCGACAACTATACTGGTGGTCCTGAAAAAAGAGAAACTGCAAAGGCAGAACAAATAAGAAAGATAGTAGCAGAAGAAGTATACTATCAATTGCTTAAAGCATATCCACCTGAAACTGGTAATGTAAAAGGATACAAACCACCAGTTCAAGATTATAAAAAACAAATTCCTAAACAATGAACTTATTAAACACATTCGCTGCTGCATCATTAGATCTTAATGAAGCATGGAACCTTTCATGGAGTGAAGGTATTCAATTTATATTGGTACTTGCCTTTGTGTATTGGTTGAAGGTTAAAATTGATACAAGAGCAGGTCTTGGTAAGAAGAAATTGAGACAGTTGAAAACTGTAATCAAAGAAGCTATAGAAGAAACTAAAGGATAGTGGATACTTACTTATGGATCCTATTCGTGGCATACGTGACATTACTCTTGGTGGATTTAATATTCCTAACATCGTGGTCAGGCAACCCTCCGTTAATATTGGAGGCGTTTGGATAAGGAAACCCTTTCTAAGGGATATTGATAGTGTAACCATAGCAGATAATAGAACTTGGATTACAGATGTACCACAGGCGATTCCTCCAGTCGTTCCTGTTACTATTAATGCTGGTACTCCTATAGTTGATATGCCTGGTTGCGTTAAGGTACATAAAGAGAACGCAAAGAGACCACCAAATAAAAGTAAGTCCTTAGTTAATGATGATCCTAAGCAGAATGTAGTTCTTTGTGATGGTGGTATGCCATACTTTGAACCACCAGAATATGATTATAGAGATTTAACATGGCAGACGGTTAATCCAGAGAAAGAAGAAGTTGATGAGGGTGTTAATACAGATGAGCCTCCAGCACCTGATCTAGACACTCCAGAACCGCCTCCAGCAGGGGGTGACACCAATGAACCTGTAGAATGTCCTCCACTTAATGCAAGGAGGGTTGGTGATATATCTGCTAGTGGAAAAGAAAAGATAAAAGAATATAAGTTAACACCTGATGGTAGGATATGTGAAACCATATGGGAACCAGTCCCAGTAGTGGAACAGTACTTACCAGCTATGGGAACAGTAACAACTACAGCAACTATTGGTGCTGTGGCTGCGACATCTGCCCTACTTGCCAAACCCCTAGCGGACCTTCTTTTGAAGGTGATAAAACCTGTGGTAAAGAAGGTAGTTGGGAAAGTGAAGAAGATTCTTGGGAAGAAGGAGAAGGTTCTATCTCGAAGGGAGCGTCTATTGAAACAGAGGGAAGCTGTTGCTGCTGTGAAGGCTGCTCGGAAATTGAAGGGGGGTTAAATTTAAGATTGGGCATCTCATGTGTATGAGGCATAATCTTTCCACCTGGTGCAGTAACCATTACGTCAGCACATATAGAATAGTATGGTGACTTAGGATGGAACATGATACCTTGTTTTTTGAGATCGCCACAATTTTTAAGACGAGCTAATTCAAAGTCTAATCTTTTGTTAGCAGTCAATTGAGTTTGCATTGCTATCTGAGCATTTGCAGCTTCATGACATTGCTTCTGGAATTTTCTATTTAATGGTATTGATAGTGTAGCAGAGAGACCAGCATTAAAGGACTGGTTTGCTTTCATGTCTGTACGAATAGGTTTATACCAAGTAGGTGTCATAGACCCACCGTTATTAATTACGTCTGGTATACCATCAGCAGCAGGTACATCTATTTCTATCTCTATACTTTCACCATCTTCAAACCATCTAGTACCATCATCTTTAGTTCTTGTATCGTACCATGACTCCCAAGGGTAGTTCTTTACACTCACTGTTTGTTTAACAGTCTTACCCTCTACGTCAGTCATATTGTATTGTGGTTCATCATAGAAGTCCTCCCAAGGATCTTTACGTGAATCAGCAAACTGTAGGTATGGAGTGAGGTTAAA